AGCTCTTGACCATCGCGTCCATGAGCTGCACCTGCGCTTCCTTCTCTTCCGCGTCCTTGAAGGTCAGGTATTCATCGGAATCCATGCCAAGCATGGTGAATACCGTCGCGGTCTCTTCGCCGGTCCGGGGGTCAATGATGGCGCAGTCCACGCCGATGCCGGATTTGGTCTTGGTTTCGAATTCGCTCAGGTCCAGTACAGGTTTCGTTTCGATCAGGGGGTCTTTCATGTAATGTTCCTCCGTTATATGAAAGTCAGATAAAAGAGTGCAGAGAATATGTGGTCTATTCTCCGCACTCATCCAATTAAGCGACGATGAACGTCCTCTCCACGATGGGGGAAGGCGTTACGATGGTCGAGCCGGTAGCCGGCGGGAATACGCGGAAGCGTATCATGCGCGTACCAACGCCGCCCATTACCGTTCCGGTAACAGGGACGGTGTAAGCTGTTCCATCAGTTACGATATCGAGAGCGCCTGCTCCGACGATGTAACGGATCGTGCCGGGCACCGTGGCAGTGGAGCTGAACGAGTTCGTTGCAGCGTCCGCACCATACGTGCTCTTCGTGAAGGTCACGACGTTACCTGATACCGTTTTGGTCCAGCCTGCGATGGTTACCGTGCCGCCACCGATGAGCGCCGCGACGGCACTCTTCGAAAGACCGGCTGCGATGATGAGACCCGCGCCTGCGAGGGTGACTCCCGCGAGATTGATCGCGAGGGTTCCGGCGCTGATCGAACCGGTCTGGATGGTGAGGCGTCTGACTTCATAGACAGCTGCCGCGCCAACGGTTGCGGTTTCGAAGTCGCCTTCAACACCGACCAAGAGATTGTCATCCATGTCATCCGGGTTCATCGCGGCGGTACAGGTTCCGGCCGGGGCAATGGTTGCGGACGGGGTAACGATCGGCATATGCATGCGGTTCTCAGCAACGCTCGGCATCTTGATGATGGACAAGGAATTCGGTCCGAACGAGGTGAAAGGGATCGCCATCGTGATGGTAGCAGGGCCCGACACGCCATCGGGGATGTCCGTGAGCTTCACGGAACCGAGGTCAAACTCATAGGAGTTGCCCGCGATGTCCGTCAGGTAGAACGTGATGCGCAGCGTTTCCCAGTTTACGTGGGAATTGATATACTTCTTGTCCTTGAGATAGAGACCGATGGTTCCGGTGACGCCGAACTGCCCGGGGGAGATACAGTAGGTTTCTTTGCTGAACAGGGCATAGTCCTGGCTCAGGTTGTTCGTCACGGTGAGATCGAGCTGCGTGGCATACCCGATGTTCTCGAGCGTGGTGCCAAGGGCATCAGTGATGCGAAGGTTTCCTACGAACGAGGAGAACTGGTCCGTGGTGTTCGGTGTTTCCGGGTCGTAGGTGGCTCCGGCCAGGAGTCCCGTGTCTTCCGCGAGGGGATTGTTCGTACCCATGAGATTGAAGGATCCGGTGACCTTTCCGTCGAGCGGAATGGACAGGTTGAATCCGCCAACCATGACACCCTTGTACCGGCGGTACATGGAAATGTCAGAGTAGAATTTTTCCATGGTGAAGCTGCGGCCGTTGTCGCCAACGACCAGTTTCCGCTGTCCGGGAACCGCGGCAATTCATCGAACGAGCGATAGCTCAGTTCGAACTGTACGTCTCCGCTTGACGACACGCGCCCCATAACGGGAGCAGAAGTCACGCGCCCCTTGATCAGTTCCGCCGAACTCTGAGTTTCGATCGTACCTTTGAGGGAGTCTCCGGTTGTACGGAGGTACTTGAAAAATGGGTTTGTCGGAGTGACTTTGAATACTGTCTCTTCAACATACGCAAGGTCACGGTTTGCACCGGTCGCTGAACATGCCATTTTTTTCTCCTAAAATCAGAAATAATATTGCAGCCAACGACTGCATTCAAGCATCTCCCTCAAGGATCAGCTTAATTATCGAGATATGCAACCCATTTTACCCGGGCGGATACCATCCATCTCGCCGTCAGTGTATCACGACCGCTATGGAATATCCAGCTTTGGTTGCAGGTAACGCACGCGCGGGGTATCACCGGGTCGTTTGAGTACCTGACGCCGCGCTTGAATGTCTCGCAGACCGGCGCCAAAAGGTCGATGACATCCTGCTCCGTGTAGTTTCCGGTCGAGGGCCCGAAGACATCCACCTGATAAATGCCGCGGAACCTGTTCTGCGCGAGGGTCCCGATGCCGGCCTGCGTCGGGTCGAAGACGATCTGCGTCGGCCGATACCAGGCAGTATCTTCCGCCACGAGGGTGGAATCGAAGTTGGTGCCGGGCCACGCGACCTGCCCGCCGGCCGCCGCGTCCATGTCCGTATTTACCCCCGCGGCCACGAGGACGGTGCGGAGCGTCATATCGAAGAAACTGCGGATCGGTGTGTCAATCATAATCAGTACTCCCCACTGTCATATTCATCTTCGCGATAATCGCCCGCTCGCGCAAGCAGCCCGCTCTTGAGCGATTCTTTGCGAAATTCCTTGAATGCCCCGAAGCCCTCATTATTGTACTTCTCAATCGTTTCTTCAAAGGCATTGTGTCCGTGCGCGGTCATTCCGCGGGGCTGCTGGTTTGATTTTCCCGCATCTATTGCGCCGGCATATGGTGTATTGTTGTATACCAAAATGTGGTTGACATCCGAGCTTCCGAGTTTTCGCACCTCTTCCTGCAAGCGACTTTCGACCTCATTGAGAAGCCCTGGATCTGCCTTCTGCAAGCTGATGCGCGCGCCCATCGGCGTTTCTACGCTTCCCTCCCGGAGCAGGGTGTCATCATAGAGATCCCCGGAGGTGTCAATGTGCCAATTATTCAGAAGGTTTCCGGTATCTGTCGGGGTATGCTCGGCGCAGGCCTCGGCAAAGTTGTATGCCGCCGCGCGAGCGACGGAGACGCCCGCGTTGTAAATGTCACCGCGGAGCAGGAGAAGCTGGCCGCCTATGTCGAGCGTGCTTTTGGCCAGCCCGTTTACGGAAATGCTGATACCCATTATCGGAGCTGGATGTCCCACATCAGGACGAGGTCCCCGGGCTGCAATGGGTTCGCAGATACGACTGTTTTCGTTTTTCCATTCATGGTAATGAGATCCCCGATATTCGGTTTCGGGAGCGTCCCGACCCCGCGGCCGACCGCCCAGAGCCGGATATCCCCGACCTCGATCGTGAGTCCGGGAACAGGGAGGCCTTTGTACCGGTCCTGCAGGCCATAGCCCTGCGTGACAAGGGATGTGGTCGGGTCAACGGTGACAACCACGCCGGTCTGCGAATTCCGCCATTCATACTTCCGGGTGGCAGTATTCATGAAATGTTCTGGGTGAGGGTGATGGGCTTCCCGTACTGTCTGATTTTGTTTACAGCAAGGGAGCCCATGTTGTTGTAAAAATCGCTCATACCCTCTCCGTGGTAATGAAGGCAGAGTTGAGTCCGCCGAAAGAGTATGCCCGGACGTAGGCATCGATGACGCCATATGTCGTGCCGGCCGTCGCGTCGTCCTGGTAGGTAATTGCAATCGGACCGACCTTTTCACTCTGTATCTGTCCGCCCCGGGCGAGGTCGGGGGAGAGCTCCACGCCGGCATATATCCGGGCCGCGGCCTCCGCGACGGCATATTTCACCTCGCGAGGAATCACCGGGTCGGCGCCGGAGGTCAGCATGCGCGGCCACTCAAAGGCCTGATTCTCAATGAGTCGCTCACCTTTCCAAATATACCCGGCCGAGAGCCACCTGCTCGCCGCGACGATCGCACGCTGCTTTTTCAGCGTGAGTTCGTCGGGGTCCGCGAAGGTCGCCGCGTCGGCTGCCCATCGCAGATCGCCCATATCATCAGCATACTGGTCGACAAACATGACATCCACGAGAGCATTTGAGTCAAATCTTCCTGTCCCATCCTCTACTATGAATATCATATCCGGTCTCCCTTACGTTCTTTTTCTCAGCTTCGTGATCTCGCGGCCGAGGTCTGCAATTTCTGCATTCGCGGCGGCGAGTTCCTTCTTGGTGTCCGCGAGCTCTTTCGAAAGGGCCGCGGCATTATCACCCCGGACTGATCCGCTCACGTCCTGTGTCGTTCTCTTCTTGTGCACTTCCATTTCATGCTCTTTCAGTTTCTCCTGCGTTTCAAATGCCGTTCCGCATGTCACGCACAGCATGGGATATACTTTCGCTTCTTCTGCCATAGTCATCCTCCGATGAATGTAAGCAGGGGAGGCCCGAGAGCCTCCCCTTCAGGTTTAATTACCGAGCAACAGTGTGCTGGTAAGCCGAGATCGTTCCCGAGTTGTTGGCGGCTGAGGTCGCCACAACTTTATAGAACAGATCGGTGTCCACGACTGGCATGGTGTACCGGGCAAGGGTGGTTCCCGCGATGCCCACGGGGGTCTGGCTGATGGCCAAAGTGTAGAGGGTTCCGCCGGCAACGTCGGCGAAAGCGCCATCCTTGGTCGCGCACGACTGCAGCTTCACCACGAGGGGGGAAGTTGCGCCGGTCACGAGGGCCACGCCGCATTCAACGACGATCTCAACGGAGCTCTGGACATTGCCCAGGCGCACACCATCGACCGCAGCCGCGGGGAGGGCAGCAGCGGAGGCAATGCTCATGTCCTCCATGAAGTAGTCGGTATCCGCACGGAGTTTGTCCGCGGAGAACGATACAGTAGTAATCGCTTTCATTCAGTTTTCTCCTTATGCTACGGTTACGAGCGGCTCGGTGCCGTTCAGGAAATTGTACGAGGTGACAATTTCAACACCGTTCCAGGAAATGAACGTGCGGTTGATACCGGTTTCGCTCGACTGGACCTGCATCAGGCCACCCTTGAGATCCTGCAGCATCGACATGACGTGGGGGTGCATGTAGACGAGGGTGTTCTCGGGGCGTCCGCGGCAGTATTCGATCAGCGCGTCCATCATGGCTGCGGTGGGCTTGTGGGTGTCATCGATGTTGACGATCGACGAAGCGTAGCGCTTGTTGGCCATCTGCACACCGAAGTAGGTCTTCATGCGCACGCCGTACACGAGGCGGCCATTGGTGTCCTTGTACAGGGCTCCGCCGGAAATGGGCTTGAGGTCGAAGACCTTGCCATTTCCGAAACCTTCTGCATCGTAGAGACCGATGACTTCGCCGGGGGCGTAGTGAACGGCAACGATGGAATAGTTGACGGCGCCTACCGCGAGGGACGAGATGAGCCGTTTGTCACCGGCCGTGTGGTTGGCGATCGCGCTCGAGCGGAAGGTGTTGTACAGCAACGCCCGTTCCATGTCCGCACCGGTCTTCTTGAGAACGGGGCCGTAGCTTTTGGCAAAGTACGCGGTCGCTCCGCCGAACTGGCGGGCCTTGTCTTCACCGACGGTCATCGTGGCGCCGAGTACCTTGAGATCAATCTGCTTGATCTTGGACTCTGCGTTGACTTCCGGCAGGGCTTCGTCGAGATCGACAGCGCCGGCACCGGTGACGTCAATCAACTCTTCATAGACGTTGTAGAGTCCATGAGAGGCTGCTTCCATCGGAAGGGCACTCAGAACGGGCGCTTCCTCCAAGAGGGCATCGACCATCTTCGACTGCTTTTTAGCAGCGTCGACGGAAATGTCGCGAAAAATCTGTGCTACCATTTAATAGCTCCTTTTGCTTTGTACGACGATCACTCAGCGAACTTCAATTCCTCGAAAGGATTTGAAGTATTCTCTTCGTGCGCGCCGCCAGATGACTTCTGAGTGCCACCAGCACCGAGTTTATTTGCTCCAGCACCGCCGGATGCCTGCGATTTGATGAAAGCCTTGCCCTCGTCCGAGGGGGCCCAGACCTTCTCGACGTAATCGGTGAAGGGAAGCTGGGCTTCCTTACCGTCTGCGTCCTGATACTTGGCCACTGCCTTCCGCTCCCCGTTCTCCTCGACAATCGTGAGACTGTTCTTGAGGTGCGACCGGACTACGTTCACGTAGGCCTTGTCGATGTTGACTTTTCCAAGTCCCTGGGAAAGAGCGTTCTCCAAAAGGATGGAGTTGTACTTTCCGCGTTCTCCCGCGAGTGCATCCGCGAGATTCTTCTGTTCCACGGTGTACTTCGTTTCCTTGTTCTTGAGCTCTTTTTCCTTGGCTGCGAGGAGGCCACTGACCTTCTCATTATCCTCGGTGAGCTTCGAGATCTTGTCCTCGAGGTCCGTGAGATCTTCCTTCGTTCCGTTCTTCACCTTTTCCTGCAGCGCTTTCTTCTCTTTGAGAAGCTCACTGTTTTTCTTGGAGAGCCCTGTGGTGGCTGCTTCCGTGATCTCGTCGTTGTGCTCTTCGAAGGCATCCACGATTTCTTGGTCACCGACCAGTGCATCAATATCCGCCGCGGTAAGCGCAATTTTCTTCTCTGCAGCCATCGCTGCAATCTTCTCTTTCAACTTTTCAAAGAACGTCATGATCCATACCTCCGGTATGTTTGTAAAATAAAATGTAGGAAGCACCGCTCCCTATTACCTATACAGTATAGCACTATGAGCTATACTGTCAAGTTTCGCTATTCTTCCATCTGCATGACGCTCGCTTTCGCGATCTGCAGCCCGGCGATGACACCGTTTTGGTGCTCCTCGCTCACTTCAGGAATCTTGCCCAGATGGTCTATTTCCCACGCAATCTTGCTTTCAAGCGCGGCGACGACCCGATATTTGTCCATCATTTCGCATCCCCTGTCTTTTTCTTGCCTGCAGCGGCCGACGCCGGATCCCCTTCAGTATTCTTGTCCCCGCCGGCCTTCCCTTTCGCCGCGGGATCCCCGCCCTCCGCCGGTTTCGGGACCGGCGTGCCGATCGCGCGCGAGGAGAGGTCCGCGAGGTAATCATCGAGTTCCCGGGAGGGTGCAATGAGCCCGCCGTTCTTGAACGCTTCGAGGGCATCCTGTATCGGGATGGTGTTGTTCATGACGCCGTTGATGAGCGCGAGGACGTCCTGGCTACCCATCCGGTATGGCATGAATTCCTTGTTCATGTCCACGCCGATCGTTCCGGTTTCTCCCTTCCACAGGGCCATGATGGTGAGGAGCCGGGTCATGAGCTGACCCATCGTGCTCGCCAAAATGTTCATGACCGCGGTGTCGCCGGAGGCCTTGATACGGCTCGTCTCAGCCGTCTGGTTCGAATCCCCGCCCTGCGACAGGAGCCGGGCGCCGAGGGACGCAAGTTCCGTCGTCACGACGTCCCGTTCCTTCCTGATTTCCGTGATGGACTGCCCGTTGAGTTCGAGATAGGAGGCGTGCGCGTCGGGGTTCGAACTCGAAATACCCTGCTTCGACCCGAGCCGCACGACCTCGCCCTTGTCAAATGAGAAGCCCGCGAATATCGGCGTCGGGTGCGCACAATGAAATAGAGCGGAGCTGATATCCGCGGACTTCCGGTAATGGTCGATATTGAGATCGACAATGTCCAAGAGCGGGGGCCGCTGGACCTCCGCCTGGTCATAGGTAAGACCGGCAAAATCGAAGGGGATGTAATCGAAGGTGCTGCCATCCGCGAGCGTGGGCGTGACGGTATCAAGGAGCGTGTACCGCTTCCCCTGCTCCTTCCTGAAATACCTCGTCTCGTCCGTGCGGCCAAGTTCGAAGAGGCGCGACCGGTACGACCACTTCCCGGGGATCCCCCATTCGTCGAATTCGGAAGGTACGAGATCAAGCACACGGATCAGGGAGTCATCAACGTGGTTCTCGCGGAGCGTCACCCGAGTGACCGTCCGCACGTTATTGATGATGGTGAACTCCCAATTGTAAATGTCCTCGGCATAATAGAAGGTCAGGAAGGGTCTGATTTTCTTCTTGTCCATGGCAAGCATCGTGAGCCCCTCGCCGTCCGGCACCCGGGGATAGTCCACGAGCACACCGCACCGGCCGACGGACATGATCTCCCGGGACACCTTCTTGGCAAAATCCACGAGGGAGGATCCGAGCATATCAACATTGGCCAATGTTTCGGTCATGCCTTCCGGGGCATACACCATCGGATCGCGGTAGAAAAAGAGCCCCAAGAGGACATCGAGCGTCCGCGAGGAGGCATTGAAGAACCGGGTGTTGTACACGTAGAACTGGTATTCGTCATCCTTCTGCCCCGGCGGCCGGAGCAAGAACGTCGTAAGCCCCGACGCGCCGTTCGTGGTCGAGATGTCCCAGTTCTTGACGGCATCGTTTCCCGCGCAGATGAGGCGGATCTTCTTCCAGGACCATGTGAGCGCATCGTAATCCTCATGCTTTTCAATGAGCGAAAGCTCGGTGTATTCATCCTTGTCCACGCCCTTCGCCATTTCCTTCGCGCCGAGGGATTTGAAATTGATTACCTTGTTCATCATTCCGCTCCTATTTCAAGAATTGTCGCTACGTTCCGCCCGATCTGATTACTTTGTGAATAGCGTGTGGCGTCTATGCTGTTTGACACCACATATCCATTGCTCACGAACTCATGCTTTGTATCAACCATTATATCATATACTGTTTTCGTGCTTCCTTCTGCTCGCACAGAAACAGCCTCGAGAGCAAAAACGTTTTGTATCATATTTGCTTGTGCTGAATTCTTTGTGGCAAAACTCACACACTTTTGTGACATTATCAATTCCAGATTTTCTTCTTGCAGCAGCTTTGCAAGCGTTTGAGCAGTATTTGCTGTGATAATCTTTCGTGTCAAAGCTTTTGCCACAGTGTCCACAAACAATTGTCCGATCTTCCTTGTTCTCACGTGCGAGGCTTGTTGCTGCGTGCTCTTTGTGCCATGCCCGGCCTTCTGGCGAGGCATGCCAAGCTTTTGTGCTGTCACGAATTTCTGCCAGATGTTGCTTTCGCCAAGCGATATGCCCTGCATCTCGATGCGTTTCATGTTCTCTCGCGTGATCACGCGCGCTACACAGCTCAAGATTATTGAGCGCATTATTCCCTGTATCACCGTCTTTATGGTGAATGTGATATCCTTTCGGGATTTCTCCGAAAGCATCTTGCCATATTTTTCGATGAAGCCACACTGTGCCGCGTTTATAATACCTTCGATCGCTCGTGTTTTTCGATTCGGGGTATCTGTGCCAAAGGAGTCCTGCGTATTCTGTTGTTCGTGTTTGCATGATATAAGTATATCACCATATCGCACCGTGTCAAGTGCAGCGAAAGCGCCATTGATGAGTACCTGATGTTCAGCTGTTGCCTCCAGAGTATTCACCAACATTGTTCTTCCTTTCCCTTTGTTCCAGACATGCAGTATTTCTTTGTATCCTTCGCGGGTCATTACCTGTTCGCCGACTGTGAGAGAGCGCATCTTGCGGAGCCCTTTGCTTGTCACTACAAAAGAATCGCCTGGAATGCAATGATTATTGTCATCCATCGGTTCTGTCGTAGCCTTTCCTTCAATGTCCTTTTCATATTCATATGAATCGAATTCCGCGATCACGTCCGAGCTCGCCGCCGTTATGAATATCTCGAGATCCTGCATCCAATCGATGCCTGCAATCACGCTGTCCCGCCCCTTGAGCGCGGGCAGCACCGATATCTGCGGGACCTTCCCCCGGAAGTATTCATTCAATTCTACAATGGATTTCGGTTCCGCGCAATCTGCATAGGCATAAATGATACCGGAGAGGAGGTTGTCCCCTTTCACCCTGATTTCATTCTCCCGCACCTCGCGGAACTCATCGAACGCCACGAGCTTTTCCGTCTCTCCATACTCCGCGATCAACCTCCGCTGCCAGAGGCCCCGGAGGGAATCCAAGACCGCCGCGCCGAGTTTCGAGTTCGTGAGGCCCGTCGAGTACACGAGCTGTTCAATATAAAGCTGGCTCTTCGCATATTTTTTCCTGACAAACCAGCAGTTGACCGCCGAAGCCGGGTCCACCGTGAAGCCAAAGTCTATGCCGATCGTCTGTATCGCGATGTCTTTTATGTCATCCGGGATGTACGGAATGATGGTATAGTTATCGAATATTTGTCCATCAATATCCCCATACTGTCCGGCAAGGAACCGGAGCCGCTTCTTCTCCGGGAGCCCCGCGAGGAGTTCAAGGTAGCGAGGGTTGAGGTTTTCAAGGTTGTCTTCTGGATTCATCTGGAAGTGAATGTATGTTTCGGCCACGTCGCTCGCGAGCGGCACCTTCTTCACCGGATCCTTCTTCAGGAACCAGATCTGGTAGCTCCAGTGCGACCGGAGTCCCGGGTTGAGCGCATAGAACGACATGTTGCGGCAGATTCCGTACACGGGATCTCTGCGAGATTTCGTCGAAGAATATGGTGCAGAACTCGCGCCCCAGGATCTTCTCCACCCGCTGCGCGTCGTCGAGCCCATCGACAAATATTTCGGAGCCGTTCGGAAACACAACCACGAAGTCAGTCCTGTTGAGGTGATAATCACGCCCCTCGCATAGGCCCATGAGGGACAGGACTTTCGGAAGCGTATCCATCCAGATGGCAGTCTTCGCATGGGAGAAGCGGAGGCGACAAATAATGTGCCGGCTTCCGCCATATTTGATTGCTCGTACGATCATCAAATGAATTATAAAGAAGGTTTTTCCACTATTGTGATGGAGTATATCATTTGCAAAATACTGTTGGCAGTCATCCACAGTCGTTGTATAGTAGTCCTCGGGGGTGGACGTTTTCTGTATAGATATGATCCGCTCCAGAGTATAACCTGATTGCATGGGGGTATCAGATGACTTCTGTATATGACTGGGATCTGTGTGCTGTACTGTATCATGAACAGCAGTTATCAGATCAGAAAATCGCTGAACAGGTAGGTTGCTCACGAAAGAGTGTATCAAATTGGCGGAAGAAACACGGAGGCTTGCCTGCACAGCCGGAATTTGGCCCGAAGCCATGGTTTGCTGAGGCAGACAGGCGCTTACGTAATGGTGAACAGCTGCGAGAAATTGCAGCAGACCTCGGAGTATTCGTCGAAACAGTACGTAAACTTGCATACCGCCGCGGAATCCAAATAGCACCAACCGAGATGAAAGCCAGGCCGAAGCTCGTAGGCGGGACGCTTGACCGTTCTGGTTATATTCTGCTTCGTGTTGCTGCAGATGGCGAGTATGGTTATTTGATTCGAGCGAATACACGCGGGGATCTGTATGGATATGCTCCTCTTCATCGTATCCGTATGCACGACAAGTTGGGACGAAAGCTTCTTCCGAAAGAGGTTGTACATCATATTGATGGGGATATATATAACTGTTCTCCAGCGAATCTTGAGGTGTTTGCAGCAAATGGTGAGCACTTGGCAAAAACGCTGAAAGGTCGTGTGCCGCAGTGGACAGAAGAGGGTAAGAAAGGGATGTGCGGAGACAAGCGAGGCGCATGCCTACGGAGAAGGCAGAACAAGGAAGCCATGCTTCACCAGACCAAAAGCGATGATCTGACGTGACTTTTATACGCTTTCCGCTCTCTGTTGTAACAATGAACAGAAAATCTGTTCCCTTGTAATAGGGACGCTCCGCTTCTCGTATGCCATTTGCTGTGTATACGAGAATCGGGCCAGAGCCTGCCGCGAGCTCTGCAATCGTTTGTGTATGCCCATTGATTATGGAATCACCAGCAATGCACCGCGAGCCGCCTGGCATCGCGCAATGCACCGCTTCGGGATGCGCGGTGATGTAGGTAAGGGCTTCTTTTTGTTTCGCGGTGAGGCGGAAGGGCTTGCGGCGGCCGACGACTGGAGGGTTCTTCACGAGATGCTCCTGTATATCGTAAGAGTTGTAGCTGCCGGAGGAAACAACCGCTTCCCCCGCGGTATACAGGAGCGGATTTTCATTTCTTTGCAGCCTTTTTCTTCGCTACTTTCTTCATCGCAGGTTTCTTCGTTGCACAAGCCATGGAATAATCACCTCCCCTCTTTTCGTCAGCGCCGGCTTTCCAACACCAGATTGTCCAGTGTTCCTTCTGAATCGCGTATCTCGAGCTCGGTCGCGTCCCTTGACGGCACCAAGTAATCTCGCAACAGGTAGCAAGTCGGGTAATTACAAATCGGAGTCGATATGTGCGGGCAGCCCTTCGCATTGTGGAGCATGCAGTTGAGGACGGGCGGCGTGCGGTGAAGGGAGTCCCTCCACCGCTTCACGGCAAGGGCGGCAAGGGCCAAGCAACTGGCGCAGCCGTCGACTATATAGAAGAGTACATTCTCTTTTTCAGATGCCATTGTATTCCTCGCCGAATTTGATGGTTACGGACCCCGCGCCGACCGACACTTCCTTCTTCCCCGAATACCGCGCGGGGTTGATGATGCCGAGGAGCCAGCGTGCCTCATCCGATTTTCCGACCCGGATATTCATGTCCATCGATTTCCGCACATTCTGCAGGAGTTCATATTCGAGCGCCGCGGTGCCAGCTTGTAGAAACTCTTGAAAGGAGAGATCAGCTGCGAGCTCTTCTTTTTCCTTATCTGTCGTTCCCGCCAGTATGTATGCCGTTTCAGGCCCCAAGCCCACGTTGATATACTTGAGTATTGAGGCTTTCTTTACCTGCAGATCTTCCTGTGATAATCCCATATCGCCCTTCCTTCCATACACAGTATGGTGGTATCTCCTTATACAATAGCATTTTATCCGTAGTTGTCAAGTGTTGTTGATTTTCATTGATCGGCATACGTAACGCGAAGATTATCCTACGAGGACTCCCCATATATGCAGAAGACGAAAAGCGTGTGTAGAAATGGAGGGTGGGTGACCCCCGGTGTTCGCTGCTTGTGTCAATGTATATAGGCTGTAGATATAAGCTGAGTAGTGTTCATGGTATAGATATAGGGTGAAACGCGAGGAATGACCGCCCCTCGCCGTTCGTCGCGGTGGGGTCAGCCCTGGGGAGGGGGGGTACGCTAGGGGTAGTGTACCCCTGGCAGCGGCACTATATATAGTGTGTATCATAATGATACATAAAAGATATAATAATGTATACTATCTATTGTATATATAAGTATACACTATGCGTTTATAGTGTATACTATTTTATTTTTACGAATTCGAACGAATTCGAACGAATTTGCTTCTATCCACTATATCGGCCTCTTGACGTTATATATAGAATTATGGTACTCTTGCCTTACGGGGAAAAGGTTTCCCGATGATATTTTACAAGCGGCGACGGTTTCCATGTTTCGCGGTTTCGCGAAACACGTTCAAGGCTTTACGGTTTTCATGCTTCTATATAGCATAGGATACCGAAAAAAGAACGGTACAGAGAAAAATGCAATGCGGTTTTTTTCGTGCTTACTTTGAAAAATGGACAAGATAGACCAAAAAAAGAGACGGGCGAGAAAAATGGAATAGCGGTTTTTTATTAAACATTGCGGTGATTTCCATTTTCTGGAAAAGTATCATGCTATTGTATGATAGTATAGGTACTTTTCCATTATGCACTATAAAAGGATTATGCTATGAAAACGACAAAGAACGTAGAAAATGCAGTACTTGAAATATCAAAAGAGGAAAGAACAATGCACATTGCGCGGTTTTTTAATCGTGTTATTTCAAGTACCGAAAACGCTGTATTTATTGATGCTGACATAAACATAGCACGTATTTTTGCGCTCGATTCTGTAGACTTTGCTGTACTTGCAAACGTATATACTATGTCAGAAACAAAGTGTTTAACGTTTTCGGAATTGAAAGAGAAAACCGCAAAGTACATAGAGAAAAGTGGAATTGCGATAGCAAACAAAAATGACAGCTTGCTTGCAAGTTTTTATAAATGGGGTGATATTCTTACTGACGATCGTATAAAAAAGAGTATCATGATACTTGCAAGTATGTATAACGGTTTTCATATCGTTTTCAATAAAAACGGTATAGTATCGGTACAGAAACTAAGCGCAAAAAATTCACTTCTTTCGGCGAAATTCTATAAGAATGTAGAATTACTCGATAAAGACGGTAATAAGAGTAAAGAGAAAATTCGTGTTACAATAAACCCCGATTTTCTCGATACTTTCGGAAAGGCGCTTGAAACAGCAAATTATAAGCTCGTAACAAGTATTGTAAAGCCTATAGCAGTAGAAACCACCGAAACCGAAACCGCGAAACCGGAAGGTAAGGACGAAGAAACCGCGCGCGCGGAAAACTTGAAAAAATCGGAAGAAACTAGACTTAAGAATTCTTCCGGTTCTCTTGCAGAAAACCCCGAAACCGAAACCGCGAAAGTAGCACAGTAAGACGCGAAACCGTCAAGGCGAAAGGCCTTGACGGTTTTCTACTAGAAACCGGAGAAACTAGAAAATGAGTAATAGAGAAACTTTGGACAATGCGGTTGCGAAATTTCGCGAAACCGCGAAAGTAATTAAGGCGAGGGAAAACAGTACCGAAAAAAGAGTAATTAGACCAAAAGGGAAAACAATGTATCTTGTAAAAAGATAAAGTAAAACCGTCAAGGCCTTTCGCCTTGACGGTTTTTTTATATACTTTCGAAAATTTTGAGACCGGTTTTCCTGGCGCTGGGAGAAATTTGCACAAAATTTTCCCAGTCCGTCAATCGTCAATCGTCAATCGTCAATCGTCAATCGTCAATCGTCAATCGTCAAATCGATGGTCGATGATCAATAATCGTCAATCGTCAATCGTCAAAGGAGCGTCCAAATGGGAATGAACTTTAAGGGCCCGCAGTTTCGTAACACAAACTTTACGGGCGATCGTCAAAACCCTTTCCGCACGAAAGGATACCAAATCCATGAATTTGGTGATCGTCAGAATAAAATGGGATCTGCCTACGCTCGGCCGAAAATTGTCAGAGTGTATGATCAGGATGGTCGGACATTGCTATGTCTCGATCTTGAACGGTCAGTCGTCACGGTCGGCGGGAAGATCGTCTATAGTCAAAGGGCGCCCGATGCTCGCCCGCTCACGCTCAAGGAATTACGGGCAGAAGCTGCCCGATGGTGCTGGAAGCATCTCAGGTACATACCGGATGCATTGATCCCCGGTCGTCACGTAAAATAAAGCGGTTCGCCCCTCGCCGATCATCGAGGGGCATTTTTATGCCCAAAGAGGCAAGGAGAAAATGACTATGGTAGAGGCAAACATTCGCGCATGGGTTATTGAAGGTATCAATCATCAACGGTCGAAAGAGATGACCGTTGACGAAGAGAATACAATCATCAATGAAATGATCGACATCATCGAGGATGGTGGCGTACTCATTCATGACAATCGGTCGGACAAGAGCGTGTTTCTCATTCACCCGTCCGCGAGGATCAACAATGAAAAATGGTCGGCGCAAGAGGCGGCGATCTATATCCCGCTCGACTGGCTCGCCATCCATGGTGTGCCCTTCTATGCCGATATCATCGAGTGCTCAACGGAGATTGAGTGCAAGCATGGTTGGATCTATGCCCCGTCCACCGTGTCTCATTGGGCGCTCGACATGATCGAAAGGTTCCGCGCCCGTCTCAATCGGGAGGATCTCAATGAGTGAATATGCCATTACCCTCATCATCGGGTATTCGATAATTGTCATAGCCATCATCTGGGCTCTCATCGCCACAAGGAGGATCGATCGTGCAGTATACCGTCGTGGTCAGTAATATCGGGACGGTCGCCAGGACGCGCTCGTCCTACGCCGCGATCCTTCTCTATGAAGAATATCGGGATCAATCGCAGGGTCACTATGGCCGTGCGGGTGATGAGCAGGTAACGCTCTTCGCCGATGGTGAACCGGTGCGGGAGTACCTGCCCCCGTCGATCGTCGGCGATGGTGAGGAATGTGAGCAGGAGGTGATCCATGTGGTTAGTCCTGCGGAGTAATGGTCAAACGGTCAGGGGGCATACCGTCCTTCTGTCCGATCATTTTGTAACGGTCATCGTCGATGGCCAGGAGCCGGTAGAGATACCGGCGGAAGATATCGCGGCAATCGCCAAGGAGTAAGTATGTATTTTGAATCGGTCAAGGGGCTCGTCGCCCTCCTCTCTGATGACATCGTCGGTGGACGGTGCAAGGTCAAGACCATCACCGATGGTCACATCTACAATATCATGGGAGCGGTCGTCATCGGTCGCTACCTGTCCGCCTGCACATGGCAGAGGAGCCCGTCATGAAATTGAATGACATGGTCGCGCGAAAGTTGCTGGAGGGCTGCACGATCGAGACCGATCGCCCCTTCGCCAAAACAAGAGAGGGGATCCCCGTTCGAGCATACAGGGATCATATCGTCAATGAGAAGGGTCAGCGGATCGCCACCCTCCCCGCGTCCTTCAGGATCATCAAATGATCCGCGCTCGTGAAGTCCTCGCCAAGGCCCAGGACGCAGAACTCGTGAAGAGGAACGGTCAGTACCTGATCGTATCATCCAAAGTAACCTATGCCGGCCGGTATCGGTCGGCGATCCTCGGTGTGTACCAGGACGTCAACAAGGCTCTCAACGCCTTCAATGGCTCCTCGCTTGTACATACAAGATAAACTACTCCTGTGGGCGGCTGATGCTCAGCCAATATCATGGCCGCTCACAATAGGGAGCCAAATCATGAATTCGAATGACCAATAATCATAATTGGTCTGGTGATTTTAGGGCTAGTCGTCACTAAGGTGCTTAACAATTGACGCTCGCCCTTTCCAAGATTAAAGCTGACAATAGGCTCTTAAATCAAGAAAGTAAGAGTAGTAAATATTATATTGGTCTGGTGATTTTAGGGTTAGGTTAACATTGTCTGAAGAAGATCGGCGGTCGTCGTTGGTCAGTATAGTCTGTACAAACAATTGAATACCAGTCTGATGTGTATAGAGAGAAAACCGTCGGTCGTCGATAAACGACACCAACTTGTGGTAGTGTCAAACTGGATATTTTGGATGTTTCCGTCTAAGTCTATATGCCACAAGGAAAACACCTACTGAAAATTACTGACGGAGCACCGACGATCGTCTCATGACCCTTTTTTCCTATGAACAATAGGAACCGCCCTTCCAATTATTGGACTGAAAAAGTACTTTCTCAAAAAAAGGCCGCGCACCGTCAGTAATTTTCAGTAGGTAATATCTCGTTACAACATAACGACATGCGGCGAGGGGCGAGCGCATATAAACCGTCAGTAATTTTCAGGAAGCCATTTTCGAAGGTATATATGCATCATCCGTTCACACCAGAATTGTAACACGTATTGTATATACAGCCAAATTGAACGAATGACGCTTTTTACATCTCTACACACAACGCCGGCTACTCAAACCAACACATTTTTACTATTTCGACCGATTTTCTTATAAAAGGCCTCAATAACACACACTAAACGATCCGCTTTTCCTTTCTCACACATGCCAATCGCTCACCCTGATAGCGCACCTTAGGTGACATTACCACATATATAGCGTACATTTTCAGCTTTCAAAAAAAGATTACGCTATTTTTAACAGAAAGACAGACTTAGTGTTTGTTCGTTATCTCTACAGAGGGGGGGCGACGGTCGGAGCTTCTATATCATACTATTTTACTGGGTAAAGTATCTCACCAGAAAATACCCTTTTGGTACAAGCAAAATCATCATTTTTTCTCTCTTGACGGCACCTCTCCGTCAATATACACTCAAAACACACGAAAAAGGAGATTATCCATGCGAAACAATCATCGCTGCGCCGGTCTGTACTGTGATAATTACATTTCCGGTAAAAAAGTTCTTTGCTCCGATTGCAAGGCAAAACATGACAAAGAGCGTAGACGTTCGTACTACCTAGTCAGTCGTACTACAGACAAGGAGTACAACCCCCACACAGGCGACTCTGACAGCACAATCCGGCGCCGTCTTCGCTATCGCACAAAATCATGTCTTTCCTGTCTCCTTCCCTTCACCGGTCGAGTGATTCTCAAGAATCGCCTCATGCCGGTATCCGTTACAATGAATGCCCATCTTTGTATGGAGTGTACAGACTACCTACGCCTGTCCGCACTGTACAATCTACTCAACAATACTACTCCCCTCCTCGATCATAAGCAGTATGATTACCTCTTTTTCGATCGCCAGTGGCAGGTCACGGCCCAGGGCGGACAGCGGATGGCAGACGTCCGTCAGGGGGAGTGGGGCGATGATGCACTATTGAACCAGCTCAATAGCCTTCTTTCCGTCGCTGATCGATATCTCGCCCCTGACGAGGGGGCGACCGTCGTGCGGCAAATGATCAAGAATCTTCTATATACTCCGCAGCATGACACAAGCTATCTCGACTTGAAGATCATCACCGCCCTCGCCGTCACCTTTGCAATCCGTACAAGCGCCATCATGATCACCGCGGATACAGGTCTCCCCTTCGCCCTCATCAGGGCCGACATGGATGGCGTGCTCGATGCTGTGGTCTCCGAGTCAGACAGGGCGATCATCCAGAGCCGGTACACGAGCGAATCAGTGAACCGCTTTGGCCCGAACGATCTCTATAACCTCTTCATCACTTCCCCTTTGTCAGGGATTCGGGGGCTCCCTCCCCTGTTCGAGGAGCTGACTGCCCCCTTCCTTTGGATGTTTGAAGCATTGATCAAGAAGAACCATGTGGAAGAGGCAAGGGCCGATCACATGAGAAGCATATTGGGAGTGGCCTACGAGAGGTCATTTGTCGCAACAGGTATTCATGTCACGGACATGAAGGAGTAGCAGAAATTGGCATACAAACTGAATAGTATCCTCATCGAAGGGCGGGTCATCGATCGGCTCGCGTCGAGTAGCGATGAGAACATCATCAACCGCATCGTCATCGAAAACTTTGGCACGTCGGGAAGCAACGGGGATGGGGACAAGAAAGCCTTTGTGCAGTGCATCGTCACCGTATCAATCCCCGGCGAGAACCTTGCGCGAGAGATCACGGAACATTGCTCCATCGGGAGCCAAGTACGGGTCGTCGGTCGGATCGTGTCTGACGTCGAAGGACGGGTGATGATCGTCGCCGAACACATAGAAGCGAAGAGGAGCTGACCCCATGAGTATGGTCGATGTGGTCCGTCGCTTGGAACAGGGGTTCGAATCATCATCACTCGTGACGGAGGAATGGCGGGCATTCTATCGCCTGTTCAAACGGGAAGTGACGAAGGAGATAGGATCGGCCGGAGGGATCGGTCTCATAATGAGCCGAGGCCACTTCTATGCATCGGGGTTCTTTACCGCACCGAGCGGTCAGGCCTGGTACTTCTCGATCTCGGATGTTCGTTGGTTCGGCGAGCGGCAAATGCTCGTCAGAACTGCCGAGAGTTACACGGATTATACCGGCGGGGTAAATCAGTATGTTCCGCTGATCGGCATGAAAGAAGCAATTGAAAGAATGATTCAATAGGAGGATCAAAGTATGAAAAGATTCAACCCGTTCAGGAAACGCGGCGTGTTCGTGAAGGCTGCTCTTAATGGAGAGGGCAAGGTAAAGACGACGATCGAGATCTTGCAGCTTTCGAACTTCGAGATGATCCATATTCTCGAGAACCTGATCAAGAACCTCGAGGGAATGCTCGCGGAGCAGAAGGCGAAGGAAGCGGCGAAGGACAAAGGGCTCGACGAACGGTTTCGCGAGGCGATGGATAAGAGTGCAAAAAGGCCGCCCGTGAGCGCCCATGAGTTCATGACTGATGTCATAAATGAAATGGCCGCCTCGGCGCCGGGAGGGGCTTTCACTGATGCGGTCCGTGTGACGAGGGGCAGACAGGAGAAGACTGAATAGATTCATCTGTACGAAAATCAGCTGATCCGTTTTCTTTGTAGTCGCAACGCCCCTCTGTGTGAATAGGGGATCTTTTGGGGGCGTATGGCCAACGGCAGTTGGGCGCTGACCGGAGTTGCAGGAATAGGCATGCATCGTGCCTCTGCACCGGCGATGGCGTGTCATGCGGGTAGCGAGTGATGAGCGCAAGCCCATTGACTGGCGCGGGTTCGACTCCCGCCGTCCCCATATCACTTTAAGAGTAGGAGGAGATATGTACGCGAGTAAAAACTTCAAGACGAAAAAGGCTTTCAAGGAGGCCATCGCCGCGGGTGAGAAGATCACCCTGTACCAGCCGAATGACATCTTCGGTAAGGGAACGCCGGTGAGCGGGAAGGAAGTGGTGGAGGGCCCGTGGTATCCGGCTCCCCACACATGGTATGCCGAGGTCAAGATCGAGAACACATTCGTGGTGGCCATCAAATGAGCAAACCTACAATCACCTACATCAAGGAAACGTATTCATCTGTAACGAGGACAGAATGCCTCGAAGCATGCTTCGAAGATCGGAAGCCTGCCCATATATTCATGACAAAAACACGCTTCTGGTATGGTCCCCGCGTGGGTATGTATTTCTTCATCAGACATGCTGGAAAGACATATGATGTCTCATCGGAGGTAACCAATCTGTATCTGACCGAAGCCAAGGATGATGATGAGTTCGACCGGCGGTCGCTCATCATCAAACAATACGCGGAGGTGCCTCATGTACGGTGATGTGAGCGACACTCGCCTCCTCCAGATCCTCGCCGTCCGCGGAATGCTCCTGATGGAGATCCGCGGGACGACGAGGCGGGGACCAAGTGCCCTCTCGTGGTGGAAGTTGACCTATGGATTCACGGGAAATAGGGAGCGCGTGCTTGAGAAAGTCAATGTACTCATCGAAGAGATCAAGAACGGCGAGCGGGTCTGGTCGCCCGAGAAGATGAAATTCATTGCCAAGGAGGCTGTATGAAACGAGCGCGGCCCGTGGGGCGGCGGAACGGATGGTTCTATGTTCGAAGGAAAAGCGGGGAGCATCCCTGCGGAAGCGATTGGACAGTAGCCTGCCATTACCGGCAGGTGGGTAAAATTCGTGAGGTTGCAAGGGCACTGCTCAAGCAGAATCCCTCGGCCGACAAGATCTATTGGGTTACAGAAGCGGAGTTCCGCACGACTGATCCCGAGGTGACTGGCGTTCTTATTGTCTCGAGAGATTAGGAGGATATATGAAACCGTGTATGCAATGTGACAAGATCATGAACTGTGAGTTCGTCATCGGAGCGCCGGACGACGCCTGCGCATTCTTTCATCAGAAGCCGATCAAATGGCTCGGCTACGTGAATGGCTGGGGGAATACGCCGCCGGCTGAGTATCTCGAACACAAGCGCCTCCTCGAAGTCGAGCATGAAACGCACGACGTCATAGGATGTGAGATAGGTCGCTGTACCTATTCGACAACCTGCCGCACCTGCGGAATCAAGTGGGCAGTCGATTCATCAGATTAGGAGTAACCATGGATCTCAATTCGAGCGAGATTATCGCCATCGCCGTGACGAAGCGGCCCTGGCACGGACAGACGCGGTCAGGGTATGGCAACGCAATCCCCACCCGCTTCCTTCTTACATTGAAGAACGGCCGGCGCCATCGCGTCCTGTGCCGCATTCATTCGAATATCGGCTTCCTTTACATCAAACAAAAGGGAGAAACACTGGGCGCCGAGGTGCCTCTCAAGGACGCCGCGGAAAGGATGGGTTTTGTCATATGAATAAGGACATTGTGTTCTATGCGATCCTCGTGGCAATTTCGGCCTACGTGCTCGCGGAACTTATTCTCGCTGCCGTCAAGGCGTGGTAGGAGGATCAGCGATGGGCGAAAAGCACGAGATTTACTGCTTCAATAATGGTGACGCGGGAGACATGTTCCAAGCACTCGCGGTCGGCGATGATGGCCACGTCATTGCGCATCATACCTGTTCATCACAAGGATGGATGGCACATGACCTCGGAATCACCAGCGACTGGAAGCATGAAAACTACAATGCACACTTCGGCGAAGGGAACTGGACGCTCGTCTGGGTCGATGATCCGGTGAATGATGAGCGCATCAAGAAGGCATATGAGCTCAATTGTGCCCTTGATGATGACCCTCCGGTGGAGGCCGTGATCACACATGATTCTGATGGTGAGGAAGCGGGAATGACATACAAGGGCATCGGGTATCAGACCGACTTCGATCCTGATGAGAGGAGGGATAGATGATTCTGAATCAGTGCGACCGGTGTGGATATGGAGCGAAGGGCATGCGGCTTTCGAAGATCCGCACGGTGATCATCATAGGTGGCAGTGCTAATGATGAAGAGGCCACAAGCAAGCTCGATCTCTGTGACACCTGTCTCAAGGAGATCATGGATCTGGCAAACAAAGCCGTCCGGCGGGCGATGAAGGGGGAGTGATGAAAAACTACAATGATTTCGATGTGACAGACGTCGTGGACACCAAGGGGCTCATTCTTTGCTCAAGGTGCTTCCCTGGATCAAAGACACGCTCGTTCGCCATAATCCAGCAGAACGATATCAAAGCGCGCGCCGCGGAGGGATGGGCGGAGTACAAGGGGCAGTGGGTGGACGTCCCGAAGACCATGCAGATACAGATTGAGCAGATCGAGAAAGCACAGCACATATATATCCTGCGGCCGAGGGGCGATCAGCCCTTCCTTACAGCCGCGGAAAAGGAAAAAGAAGCTGTGTACGCAGTGTCGCGCACCAAAGCGGAACTGACCCTCGCCCACCTCGGAGAGGAACTCATCTGCTATCTTATTGACAGGGGGTGGACACCACCGAGGGAGGAGGAATGACCAAGGAATGGCACACGGTCGTAGACATCCAGGAAGCGCTGAAGCGCGGCGCGTCATCTGACCGGCTCGGGTATGTGGATGGAGCTATCAGGATCCTGACGGAATACAGGAATGAGAGGACAAAAGATCTCCGCGATGCGCTCACCATGATCAAGGATATTGCCTATGATCATGATGGATGCAAATCGGTGAAGGATTTGAAGGAACTCATCGACGAGCTCCGTTCGATGGCAATCAATGCCCTCGAAGGAAAGCCGCTCTTCAGTGAGGAGAATACAGACAAGGAGGAATGATGCACACAAAGATACAGCGCTTCTGGTGCTGGTTGTGGTACGGACATGACCTCGATGAACAGGTGCGTACAATGACTCAGTGTGACCGGTGCGGAGCCTACCGGTCCTGATTAAGTAGAGTATAGACAAGGAGTAAAACCAATGAGTATGTTCAGCCTCTCATTCAACACGAACAATGACGTGTTCGCAGGGAATCCGAATCCTGCAATTGCAAATATCCTCGAGGATATTGCAAAGAAAGTCGATGACAACAAAACAAGCGGTGTCATTCGCGACAATAATGGGAACAGCATAGGGAACTATGTGTACTCCCGCGACAGGAGTATCCGATGAAAAGAGACCGTGACTACTACATCCAGAAAGCCCTCGACATGACCGTCGCCGAGGTGGGGGCGAAGATACATACGGCTATGGATGCCCATCCGCTACTGAAGCCGTGGGGCATGAAGCGCGAAGAAAACTTCCTCGTGATGACGCTCAATGGGAACCACGAGGTCATCAAGATCCATCACATCACGAAGGGCATTCTCAACAAGACAGTCGTTCATCCGCGGGAGGTCTTCCGCACTGCCATCCAGGATTCAGCCGCGTCAATAATTATCTGTCACAATCATCCATCGGGGCAGCTTGAGCCGTCGGAAGAGGACAAGTCGGTCACGAAGCGGCTCCGTGATGCCGGCGAACTCATCGGTATTGCTGTCCTCGACCACATCATTGAGGCGAAGGGAGCATATTATTCATTCGTGGAAATGGGTATCTGACATGCCGATCTATGAAGAGAGTGATGAGATTGAAGCGCTCGCACGGTTCCTCAACCTGATCTCGCAGAACGAGACGCATTATGACAATTGTACGCCGAAGATTCAGAAGGTATACAGATTGAAAGCGATCTGGATACTGCACTTCTTGAGGAAGCGGCGAAAGGAGAAGAGCGATGGACAAGCTGCAGAAGTATATTGAACGCAACTGCATGTATTCAGGCGACCGCGCCGACTGGTTCGTGGCGTATGCCCGGCACCGCGACTCGGACAACTTGGACAACTCGAACTGGGACTACATCGTAAAGGCTCTTGGCCCCGAAGATGAGACATTTGCTATCGAGCGCTTCAGTCATTTCGCCGTGGGATGGCTCGAGTATGCCCTGATTAACCCCATGGATGAACTGAGAATAAAAGCAATGGAGGAGCTCAACAAGCGGATGGCAGACTATCCTGTTCTTGATGAGAGTGATCTTTCCCGCCGTGAGTGGGAAGCAGAAGAACAAGAACATATTCGCAGAAGCTTACGCAGGAGATCGTAAACGTCGAAGGCATAATAAAGCTCTCGATGGAAAAAGGGTATCCCTGCTTCGCGGTGAGATATCTCCCTGGATCATCAAACTGTTCCATAGAGCTGATCTCTGGCATACTGACCGAATTTATCAGGGAGGAAGACTATGCGCTCCTCGAGAGGGTCAAGGACGAGATGCACCGGAAGAGGCGAGATGCAGATGAAGAGATCGTCCGTCTCATGAAGGAGATCCAAGCCGAGATGGAGGGCAAGCCGCGGACGAAGAAGGTCACGGTGAAAGAAGTCCTCATCTATGACGATGTCGAAGTCCCGGCCGATCTTGAAGGACAGGATCTCGAGGACTTCGCCGTCGACCAGATTGACGGGCATGAGAACTGGCATGTTGAACAGCGCTACATCACAGAGTAGAAAGAACACAAAGGAGAGACTATGAAACTGACCAACGCAATTCGTAAACAAGTGGCTCTTGACATGGCAAAAGAGCTGATACCGGACCCGACGGAACTGCAGAACCTCCTGAAGGCACGCCTCTACATGCTCGCACGGCAGAATATCCCGGCGGAAGTCCTGCATGGCTTCGACAAGTACCCCCGGTACTATGACAAGACCAGCAACATCAAGATGAAAAAGAAAGGCTGGTCCGGCAACTGGTATGTCAATACGCTCGACCGCATGGTTGACGTTGCTCTTCCGCAGGACGGATGGGCAATCTACCTCGAATATGATGAAGCCTGCAACGACCTCGATGACAAGATTGAGGACATTGTGGAAAAACAGACGACGCTGCAGATGAGGCTGACCAACGTGCTCATGGGCGTGAACACCGCGAAGCAGCTCGAAGAAGTCCTTCCCGAAGCAGTGAAATATCTCCCCAACCAGGCTGGCGGCGCGCTCGTACCGATGGCGGAGTATGCTGCCCTTCGGAAGGAAATCGAATTGCTCAAAGAGAGCAAGAAGGAGTAGGCTATGACCGAACATCTCCAGATGAAGAAAGGGAAATCTTCTTATGCACGGTGCGCCGAACTGGTGCGCGCAGAGCTGAAGGAAAAGTACCCTGATCTCAAGTTCTCCGTTAAATCCCACTGCTTCGCCGGCGGGGATGCAATCGATGTCACACTCTGGGTGGACAAGGACAACGCCCTTGCCACGGAAGCATGCCGCGAGGAGCTGTATGCTTTGGTAGGCAGTATCAGGAAACCACTGGATGCAAAGTATGTCTATGGACATTTCGATGCCATGACAGACTACTTCGACAATGACAATTGGGACCCATCCATTCCGCAGGTGAAGTACCTTCACGTGCAACCGAGGTTGAAAGCATGAGGACACATGAAGAGTGCCTTGCCTTCAT